TATCAAACCTCAATGAATTGCAATTCAAAATTATCAGCTTGGTCTTCGTAATTGATGTAACCACGTGGGTTAGCAACAATACGTGTTGAGCCAATCATGTAATCAAAATTGTGATGTGTGTGTCCATGTGTCCACAGTTTGATTTGTGGATGATCCAAAATGAATTCAGACAAATCGGAACTGTATGCACCGTTCACCATAACATCTTTTTCATAACGTGGTTTAGTTGATTGCTTTGAAGGAGCATGGTGACCAACAACAATCCAGTTTTTAAGTGGTTGTGCAGTAATTGCTTCGTTCAATGCTTTCAAAGTTTCTTTGTGTTCACGCACAGATTTTTCTGGAGAAAACTTACCAGGTCGAACTTTGAATTCAACTTTAACACGGTCTTCATATGGTGTTTCGTTGAACCATTGGTGGTCGGTCACACCAACAGGTTTGTCCTTATCAACATATGCTTTGTAGTTTACCATTTCAGACGAATCTTCGATGATGCGGTAATCGTTCATGTAACCTTTGATACCGTACAAGGTTTTTGGGTCTTCCTTGTTCATATCAGTCCATAGAGAACCACCAAAAACCATTGTGCCGTTGATATCCACACATTCTTTTTCTAGAATATGGAGATTCACCAAGTAGCCAAGGTTATCACGGAGAGTTGTAAGAGACTTAGCAAAATCACCATGATAATGTTCGTGGTTTCCAAGAATGTAAACCACATGAGGAAACCTTGCACAACATTCTTGGAAGAAATTGTGGTACTGATTGGACATGTCTGTCATACCACGCATCGAAAAATCTTCGAATGGACGTAGGTCTTTGACAACACAAATGTCACCAGAAAGGATTAACACCTCAGCATTTTCGGTGTTTTCAAGAGAAATAGGTCCGAATTCCAAGTGAACATCGGAACAAAGTGCGACTTTCATTTTAATCTTCTTTCGTTTTAAAACTTAACATACAAGCAACTGTCAACAGGAACCACCAAGGCGACCAATCATAAAATTGGACCAAACATACAGTACCTGCAAGTATGGCCAAATTATAACACAAAACCATCGCAACGTCAAGTGAATGTTTATTCATTATGATTTTACCTTTTCCAAGGAATCCTTACGCATATAATGGATACTTTGTGTAATTGATTGTGAGGGTATTTGTTTTACAACCGGCAAAAATTCAACACCATCTATGTCTTTAGATGGCCAATGTGTATATGTGTAATATACTTCCGCTTGGGAAATTCTATTACGCATTTTAATGGGCTTATCGGTTTTCATATTCTAATCAACATAAACAAAAAACAAACGGCGAGAATTCCAAAAGTAAATGTCCGACCCAATAGTGCGCCTAGGAATGCACCTAAAACAAAAATACTATATGAGGATAAGAAGATTTCCATGTTAGAATCCAAGTAACTTTACAAGGATTCTAACAGACTCACGTTACTTTGTCAAGGCTTCCGTTGTATTTTTGCTACAACCGATCTCAATTTTTCGTGGTTTCTTTTCTTCTGGTATGATGTTTACCAGATTGATGACCAATAAACCGTCAACGATATCAGCATCCTTAACAACAACGGTGTCGGAGAGTACAAATTTGTGGGAAAAATCCCTTGTACCGATACCACGGTGTAGATACTTATCAGAGGTTCTTGCGGTCTTGATAGCTCCATTCACGTAAAGTTTTCCACCTTCCGAAGTGATTTCGATTTCATCACGCTTGAAGCCAGAAACGGCAATTTCAATCGTGTAATTTTCGTCATCTTCTTTAAGAATGTTGTATGGTGGATAGCTTTGAACCTTAGCACCTTGTCCGAGAAGATTGTCGAATTCCTCGAAAGTGCTTAGTAGTCGGTCGAAACCAACTGTGGAAGGAAGCAAAGTTTTGCCGTATGGCAGAGACAGATGTGTCATAGTTTTCTCCTAAAAGCGAGTTAATTAAAATTGATACCCCGAAGGCATATCATCCAGCTTACCTTATACTGGTCCGAACTATCGTGTCGGAGGTGTAATTACACGGACGCCTTAAACCGTAGCATCAAACGGCCCTAAGGTGGGCAAACCCTTCGCACACTGCTTGAAATCACCTAGCTAGTAGGGAGCGCAATTGCAGTAGACTTCAATTGGCACCGCTGGACATTTTACTACCCTTCAGCGGCATGGTAGTTCCCATCCCGAGTGAGATACTTTTATTTATCCACGGATTGTGGTTTTTTGCTACCAATATTATACTTGGGTACAAGTTGCCAATCGTTCTTCTCTTTGTGAGACAGAATCTTAACCTGAGATAGTGACACTGTTGGTTCCGCAGTCTGGTCTTTTTTGACAATCTTAATAAGTTCCCAATCTTCCAATAGGTTGGCTACCGTGTTTCTCCGAGCAATATCATTCTCGGTCAAATCCGTCGGTTTGCCATCCAAAGAAAACAGTTCTTTGAAATGTACGATGTAATACTTAGCTTGCTTATGTAGAATGTGACAAGATTGATAAAGTATTTTTTCTTTTTTTGATGCAACACCGATGCGTGTAAGAGTTTCCCGAACTTTCAGGAAATCATCTTTTTCACCTAGTGTAACCTCTACCATATCTTCTATTTTAATCATTATTTTTTCACTCCGCCTTTATCTAGTTTTTCTTTTATCAAAGCGATTTGTTCATCCGATAGAATACGTAATGCTTCTTTGGCTTTTTCATTCGAGTAACCAAAGTATTCTTTAACACATTCTAAATCCTTAACCGCCGCCTGTTTTTGCCAAGCGTGAAACTTACGTTTCATAGGTCTAATTGTATTTAGAAGATATTGGAATTGTAAAGTTTCTGGTAGATGATGATTCATATTCAACTCATTCACATATAAAATGCAATCGAGTTGATATGAGAGTGAACGATTAATAAGAAAAGGCTTGTAGGATTTGAAGTCTAATTCTTCATCAGAAAACTTGTTTCTTTTGCTTAATACAACTTCAACGAAATCAAATGGACCCATATAATTCTCACTTAAAAGAACAATCGGCCATCAATTCTGTCAAGAACGCCATCAGATTAATCTCTTGGTCCGCAACGAATGCAGACTGATACTGATATTTGGCAAGATGCAATACCGCCTGTGGAATACTATCTGGTGTCATAACATCGTACAGAGATTCATAAATCTTCCTGAAGATGGAAGCAGAATCGGAATCGATGTTGTTGATAACCCATTTACGAGCCAGACCAAAGTCTTTCTCTTTTACAGCCTTAATCAAGTCTGAAATTTGAAGGTCGGATACAGCCGCAAGGATACCCTTGTCGATAGTTCCACCAACAGAATAACGTTGCAGTTCATTCAGAACACGGCGGTTATCTGGGAAGTGTTTAGTGATTACTGCCGCAACAACTTGCTTGTCATAAGCAATGTTTTCTTGTTCAAGAATCCATTCTACACGCTTGAAGAATTGTGCGGCCATCTTTGCTTTTTGACCATTCTGAATCTTAAATTCAACCACAGAACAACGAGAGTGTAGTGGATCGATGATACGATTCTTGAAGTTACAAGTAAAGATGAAAGAACAGTTAACTGCAAATTCTTCCATTGCACCACGAAGTGCAGGCTGGGTAGAATTTGGATTTAGGTAGTCTGCCTCATCAATAATGATGACCTTACGGCCACCAGAAAGACTCATTGATGATGCGTAGTTCTTGATTTTGTTGCGGAATGTGTCAATGCCGCTTTCGTCCGAGCCGTTGATGACGATGTAATCACACCCGACTTCCTCGCATAATGCCTTTGCAATCGTTGTTTTGCCGACCCCTGCGGATCCAGCAAGTAGCAAATTTGGGATTTCTTTTCTGTTGACATATTCCTGAAAGGTTGTTTTGATAGACTCCGGAAGAATACAATCCTCAATTTTGTGAGGACGATACTTTTCCACCCATAGCATTTGGTTGCTTTCCATTCACATACTCCATCATAAAAAAATAATTATATCACATCTTACGCCAAGTGTCATTCTCTTTGACGTATAGTTTACCATCAGGACCTGGTACAATGTTCACAGAGATGTGCTTCTCTGTTCCAGGTTTGTAATTTGGTCCATACCCCACAATGTACATGCTATTTGTACCATATACTTTTGCAGGTGGTAATTCTTCACCGTATGTTGCTGTCAACTGCAACACAGGTTTACCTTCAAGTTGTTTTTCCAACTCAGCAGTTGGGAGTTCATCTTGCTTATAAACAATACGTTCTTTGACTTGTTTATAACCTTCAACACCAACTGCGAGTAAACCAACCAGCCCTAGACTTTTTGCGAAACTTCTACGGCTTGTTGGGTTCATTTTGTTTCAGTCATTCCGATGTAGAGTGCTTCAAACTCATTATCTTCTGTAACTTCTTCTTGGAAAGATTGTTTGTGATGTGTCTTTGCCATGCGGCGAAGAACCTTTTTTGGAATTTTAAAGTTATCATAAAGCGCATCGATAACGTCTTTGATAGCTTCTTTGTGTGAATCAATTACCGACATTTCATTTGAAATTTCAGATAGTGCATCACGAATAGATTTCAGTTGGTTCTCATCGAAAGAACCGTAGAGTGTAGTCACAGCAGTCATAATTATTCTCCGTACTTAGAACCAGTTTCAGTAGTCACCCAGTATTCAACAGGAACAGTTGTGTTCTTGAAATGACCAATACCTTTAGATGCAATAGTAACTTCATATGCACCAGGAACAAAACGTAGGTTTTCAGTTGCAAAGACCATACGATACTTTGTGCCGTTACCCGTCACGTTTAATGTTGTTGAGTTGACATGTGATGCATCATCTTTTGCATCAAAAGTTTCGATTGTACAAGATTCACCGTCAGAAACGAATGCAATGTTTGGAGAGCCAAGTGCTGATGCAACTTTAGAAATCCACTCAAGGTCTTGTGCGTCAAGTGAGAATTTAATCTCTGCATTGTCCATGGAGATAGTCTTATCAGGCGGAACAAGAATAGTTTCTTTAGCCGCTTTACGATACTTGGTGCTAGAACGACCACCAAGGCTTTTGATAACAATATTCTTTTCTTCAATTTCAATTTCAGGTTGTGCATCACGTGCGAGAGTGAGTGTACCCAAGAAATTGTTAAGGTCGTGAATACCAAATTCAGTATCGAACGTGTCAGTCAATTCTGCTTTTGCAAGAATGTTTTTTTGCTTAGAGATAGTTTCGATAACATTACCTGGTTTAACAAAGATACCTTCATTAATCGTGGCAAAGTTTTTCAAAATACTCATAGTATTTGTGGAAAGTTTCATAACAATACTCCTTCATTAAGTTCATCAATTATACTCGACCCGTAATATTTGGTCAAGCATTGTATCACATTTTTTTTCAAATCTTCCAGTGTGCCATCATTGTAGATAGTTTCATCTGTGTGGTGACCTATCCATCTCCATTCAGATTCGTGTATGTCTGAATGTTCTTTCATCCACTTTTCAGCACGAAAATCACCTCGATTAGCCTTCATAGCAATATCATACCAATGAGGTGTGACACCACGGCGAACTTCAATTAGAATTCCGTTTTTAGAAGTTATCCATTCAATTTCATTTTTGAATCGAACGTCAGTTATGACAAAGTTTGGTGTTGCTTTATTCATAACAATTTTGTTTTCTATAGAATGAACCCAGAAATTAGTATCAAAAACATTTCTACCAACTTCTGTACCCATCAACTGTAATGCAAGTCTAGGAGAAAAATCTTTTCCGAATTTGGAAGACCAATAAGGATCAGGTTTTTCTCTGTACTCACGTGATTCATCAGTGTCGCCTTCAAGAAGTTTTCGGTCCCAATTAAACATAACTGCTGTTACATCTTTTAAATGGGACGCAAAACTTTCTTTTCGGAAACCTAGGTCGCTTAGAATATCCCCTACAGTTCCTTTACCAGAACCAATAAATCCAAGCACACCTATAATCATCACATTTCACCAACAAAGTTTGCTACTGCTGGCATGTCACCTTGGAAGTGGTAAGTTCCAATGTGTGTAGTACGCATCCATGGGCAAAGCCAAATTTGGCCACCCATATTACGCCACCATTGGCAGAACATGTAATCTTCGGAAAGATAACGTTCAGACTTTGGATCAATCACGGTATCAAAGTATGCATGAATGTAACGTGAGCCATCAAAGTGTGCTTGACCAACGTGGTCTGGCTTGTACTTAAGATGTGGATATTGTTCCGCAAATTTAGGGAATACATCACGCTTAATCATCATAAAACCGGTACCGATTTCCATGACTTCAAGCGGTTCAGAAACAGAAAACTGTGCAGTACCTTTAACTGGATTGAAAACATAATCACCAGTAACTTTTTCGAGTGTGTGTGGTTCAATGTCAGGATGCATTTGAACTGCCTTCTTGACGTTACCCCATTTGATAGCCTTCTTAGGATAAGGACCACCAATAACATCTTTATCGAGAGCCAACATTGCAATCACATCTTGTGGATTGAAGTTGATATCAGAATCGATAAACAACATATGTGTGCAATCAGAACGATGGAGGAATTCATCCACCAAATAGTTCCTTGCACGTGTAATCAAAGACTCATTGAACAAGAATGAGAACTTGATTTCGATACCATATTGAATACACATACCTTGTAGGTCAAGACATGCTTTCATATAGAGTCCATGGTTTTGCCCACCATACATTGGTGTGGCTACAAACAGCTTATGTTTTCTTAGTTCTTCTGTTTTAATTGAAATTTCCATTTGCGCTCCAAAAATAAAAAAAAGGAGAGACCATTAGGGAATGGTACTCTCCTGTGTCAAACCAAGATTAAGCGGTTTGTGGACGAACGCCCATAGCACGGCATTGTGCTTTGAAAGACTTGGAAGGAGTTCCAAGACGATAAACAGCAACCTTAGAGCCATCAGCACGTGACTTAATGTTGGTGTAGATAGCATAACCTTCATTACGCAACTCAGCAATACGAGCGGCAACGTTGGTGATACCAAAACGTGAGCGAGCCTGTGCTACGCTGAATGTGTTGTAACCATCCTTCTTGGTCAAGGTCTGCAACATTTTTTCCTTAGCGGATACTTTCTTCATAATAAACTCCATTTTAAAGTTAAGAACACTGCTCAGATGAGCAAATCACAGTATACAATTATGTAGGATAAAAGTCAAGTGTTTTTTTGGCACACTTGAGTATTTACCGTCCTACTTGCGGCAAATATTTGGATTTGGTTTCTTCCCAAGTCATGTAGACCAGGTCGTCATAGAAAAGAGTTTCATAAGAAACATTGTTCTTCTTTTGTAGTTGACGAATGCGACCTTTGGCATACTTGGATTTCCATAGTTCCGAAAGTGCTTCTTCGGAGGTATCGAACGATTTAACCAGTTGGTCTTCGGTGATTTCTCCACGGAGGAACTCATTGGTATTATTATAGAGAGGAGAGAAATAGATACCACGTTGGTGTGCGGTACGTGTCAACTCTTTTGGAATACCAAGTTTCGGATACAAGAAGTGTAACGAACGATTCTTGTGGTCACGTTTGAAAGGTAGACCCTTATCGTTTTTGGCTTCCCACCATTCGAAATACTTTTCTGTGTGGTTCTCTTTCAGCCATGCCCACAGCATATTCAGTGTCGATTTACGGGGTTCAAAAGCAACCGAACCTGACGAGAAACCCATTTTGTTCCAGTGTTCAAGACCATCATACTGAGACAGACCACCAGACTTAGTATTTCCATAAAGAGAAGTAGTAGTAACACCAGCTAGAACGTCACCATACTTTTCTTTCCACAAACGTTGAACTGTATCAGACAGGCAAAGCAACGCAAGAAGTTTACCACCCATGTAATTGAAACCGAGTGGTTGAAGTGGAACAATAGATGAACCGATTGCAGTATGGTTAATCATACCACCTTGTGTTTTCTTTTCACGTTCCCAACCGATTGCAGTATCACGTGGTGTCAAGTCTAGGAAGTCGGAAGAAATACAAATGACACCAAGATACTTACCTGTCACATCATCTTTCACAATGAAGTTGAGGTTACGACCAATGTTTGAGTTGTTCTTCATCGTAGAGATAAAGGTACGTGTCGTGTTCCACAATATAGGAAGGTCTTTGGTTCGCTTTTTGTCGCTTTTTATGGTCGTACCGTCAATTCCTGTCGTGATTTTGTGTCCGGAGTCATCAGTGAATTCCATAACTGGACGGAGGTTCATAAAGTCATCAGGTGATTCCGGTACCCAGATATTGCTCTTAGCAATGTTGATGTACTTACCTTGTTCTTCGTCAACAAGAACCTTTTCATCACCCCAAAAGGTGTTGTTGGTTTTAGTGGGAAACTTTTCTTGAACTTCACACCATTTTTGGTAGAGTGTATATTCTTTAACGTCCATGTTGGACGCATATGTCAAATCTTCCGTTAGAACTTTCTTCAGTTCTTCGGTGTCAATATGTTCAAACGAACTTTTTGGATTCTTTTCAGACCAATCTTCCCATTGCTTCTGCACGTGTGCAGGCCACTTTTCATTTTCAATATCAGAATCGTTTGACATTAAATTGTTCTTT